GCACGGCCGAGGGCAAGACCGTGGTGGCGCACCTCGTGGACAAAGACCTCGGGCCGCTCTGCGTGGACTGCTTCGCGGCGGCGCTCCGAGCCGAGACCGAGCTTCGGTGGAGCTGCCTGACTTACTCACCGTCGGACGAATGAGATACGCCGTTCGCGAATAGCAAACAATTTCCGCTTCGCCTGAGAGGGCAGGAGTCATGGGGGGCGCGCATCCCACACAACGCGCAACTACTTAGAAACAAAGAGTGACATGAATATCATCAAAGGAAAACAACAGCGGCCACAGCGGGTCGTTATTTACGGGGTGGAAAGCGTTGGCAAGTCCACCTTTGCGGCTCAATTCCCGAAGCCTCTCTTCCTCGACATCGAGGGCGGCACGGCCCACTTGGATGTTGACCGCGTGGCGGTGGACTCGTGGAAGCAACTCGGCGAGTGCATCGCGGAGGTGGGCAAAACGGATTACGGCACGGTCGTGATCGACTCGGCCGATTGGGCGGAGCGGTTGGCGGTCGAGGATTTGCTGGCGGCTAACAAGAAGCAATCGGTCGAGGATTTCGGTTTCGGCAAGGGGTGGGTCATGGCGGCCGAGAAGATTAGCCGGTTCCTCGGTGCCTTGGATCGCCTGATCGAGGGAGGCAAAAATGTGGTGGTTATCGCGCACAGCAAAGTGCAGCGCACCGAACCGCCGGACATCCTGGCAGCTTACGACCGTTATGAGTTGAAGCTCTCCAAACAATCCTCGCCGCTGGTTAAGGAGTGGGCCGATGAACTCTGGTTTTTCCGGTTCAAAACGAAATCGGTAACGAACGACGGCGGCAAGGCCAAGGGCATCGGCGGCAAGGAGCGCGTGATCTACACGACGCATTCGGCGGCTTACGACGCCAAGACCCGCTCGGGACTACCTGACGAGATTCCCATGGAGTGGTCTGCGGTCGCGCACCTCTTCCAGCCGGTGGCGAAACCCAAAACCTCGGCGCCTCCCGTGGAGATCATCGGCCGTGAGTCGGTGGCCGCCCTCGAGGACAACGAGGAGATCGTCAACGCTTTCCTCGTCGCTAACGGCTCGCTGACCGAGGGGCAGACCTGGCGTGACGCGGCTCCGAAACTCCGCCAGCAGATCGTGGCACGGCCCGAGGCTTTGGTCGCCAAGGCGAAGGCCGCTCAAATGGAGGTGGCGGCGTGATTAAGGAAATCTCCCCTTCCTCCCTGCCGAAGCTGGCCGAGTGCGCGCTCTTTACGGGCGCGCCGGGGGCCAGCGCGGCGGCCGAGCGTGGCACCTTGCTCGACAAAGCTCTCCGCGAGCTTTTCATGGATGACCCGACGACCTTCGACCTACTGAGCGCCGAGGATAAGAAGGCGGTGGAGTGGGGCGCGAATGAACTGCGCGTCCTTTCCGGTGGCTACCATGTCGAAACCCGCGAGGAGCATTTGGGCATGGAGGTGCCGGGGCTTTCCAAACCCGGCACCGCCGACGCGGTATGCGTTCGCGCCAAGTGGGTGGCGGACATCAAGACCGGCCAAGTGCGCAACTATCGCCAGCAGCTCGCAGCCTACGCCCTTGCCTGTATGCAAGAGCATTTTGCGGATTCGTGGACGGCTCATGTGGTCTACATCGATCAGCGACTGCGTAGAACCTACGACTTCACCCGCGACCAGGCGGAGGCCACGGTCAGCAATCTCATCGCTGAGGCATCGAGCCGGACAGCCGAGCCGACGCCTAATGAATTTTGTGGCTGGTGTGCCAATTTCAATTCCTGTCGGGCCATCGTCCGCCAATCCTCCGAGGCTTTGGCTTTGGTTCATTCAAGCCGAACGCTTGAGGAACTCCGGTGGGAAATTTCTAGCGAGCCGCTGAAGCTCTCGGTGTTCGCCGCGAACTGGAAAGCCGCCGAGAAGCATCTGGCCGAACCGCTACTGGATCACCTCAAGGCGCGGCTCTCCGATGGGGAGGAAATCCCCGGATGGAAAGTCTCCAGCATGGCCGGCCGCGATTATGTCGAGGCCGATGCCATCGCCAAAGCCTCGGCCAATGTTTCCAAAGAAACCCTCATTCTCGCCCTCGGCGGGAAGATGTCGGGCAAGAACTTTCGCCAATTCTGCGCCGATTCCGGCGTGGAGGTGGATGAAACGGCGATCCGGACGGGCGCGCCGATCACTACGCTTCGTCAAATCAAAACCAAGAAATAACTTATGCCAACATATACACCAAAAACAGAAAACACAATTCAGACGGTTCCTCCGGGGCAATACAAAGTCCAAGTGGAATTTGCAGAAACAAAAATCGGACAACAATCTGGCAATGAATACATAAAAATGAAGCTTAGAGTTGCAATGCCGGACGGATCAAGAGGGCCAGTTGTTTTTGAAAACATGAGTTTCACAGCTAAGGCTGAGGTAATTACAAATGCAATCCGCGAATCTCTTGGCTTTGCGGTCATTTTGAATGAGCCGGTTAGCGTAGAACCGGAAGAGCTTATGGGAAGAACTGCGGTTGTAAAAATCAAAATTGATGATGATGGATACAACAAGGTTGCCAAGTGGATTTCACCCAAGGAGCTGTCAGCGGCAGCGACCAAGCCAGCACCCAAAACCTCAGCGGCGGAAGCGGACGAGATTCCGTTTTAACTACTAACCAATGGACCGGGTTTATTTTTTCCACAATGGCAACGAGTGCAAGATCGGATGCACGGAGAGGGACTTACGGCAAAGGCTGTGGGCTGCTCATGTGTGGTCTCCTCGGGCACTTGAAATCCTCGGCTGGGTGCAAACTCAGCCAGGGGAGAAAGCCATTCTGGAAAAACAAATTCACCTCGCTCTTGCCCATCTGCGGCTCGTGAAACCGAGCGGCAATGGCGAGTGGTTCAAACTCTCACGCAGTGAGGCATTAGAAACGATAAAAAAATATGAAGGAAATCAAAACAACTACACTTACGGCCACGCTTCGCGGCATCCGGCCTATCATGTTCGACCGCTACGCGGGAGACAACAAAACCAAGCTGCCGGTGATGGAGAAATTCTACACCACGGCGTCGGGCCATTTGGTCATTCCCGTCCTCAACCTTTACTCGCTACTGGCGGCGCAAAACACACCATCGGTGGCCAAGCGTTTTTACGGAAAGCAAGCGCGTGATGTTGCTCTTGGAGTCATGTCTTTTGTCTCAATCGAGGCCACCGGAGACGATCCGCTTAACGCTCAAATCTTCGACGCTGAGGGCAAGCCATACACCTTGCAAGACCCACGGATCGAAATCTTGCAGCATGTCGCAAGAGTCAAGGACGGAGTGCCCAATCCAAAAGAGCGGCCAATGCTTCCGACCGGGTGGCAAATCAAGCTGCAACTTACACACCAAGAAAACACCTTACTCACATCGGCATGCCTCCAAACCATGCTCGACCAAGGTGGAATCTTGGGGCTTGGAACATTTCGCCCAATCTTCGGCCGCTACACGGTTGAATGGCAATGATTTTTCAGTTTTTGGCGCGGCGAGGCGGGGCGAGGCGCGGCGGGGCGTGGCGGGGCGCGGCGGGGCGGGGCGCGGCGTGGCCGAGCTGGGCGTGGCAAGGCAAACACACTGCATCCTTTGGGGTGCAGCAGTTTGCCAAGGCGGGGCGCGGCGGGGCGGGGCTGGGCATGGCGCGGCGGGGCTGGGCGCGGCATGGCTTGGCAAGGCAAACACACGGCGCTTCACGGAGCGCCGCAGCTTGCCAATGCAAGAAAACCAAAAACTAAACAAACCAAATGCTCCCTGAAATCACCCTCCGCCTAGCGATTTGCGCGAATGCCTGCCCAATCGGGCCACGGCTCGAGCGCGGCGCGCCGATGCCGGCTTACCAGCACACCTACGCCCTCGAGGAGCGCGACCAGGCTGAGGCGGACATGCGGCGGGTGCGGGAATATGTCGAGCGGAACCAGAACACTATGAAGGGAAAGAAATAATATGGCAGGAGAATGGATCAAAGTAGAGAACCACCTACACGAGAAGGTCGAGGTGGCGGCGATTGCCGACCACACCGGCCTCGACCTCGACGCGGTGGTCGGGAAGCTCGTGAAGGTGTGGGCGTGGGCGTCACGGAATTGTCACGGTGACGGCGTGACATCTGTCACGGCCCTCCGTGTCATTCGTGAAATCACGCGCGTTGAGAACTTCGACGAAGCACTCTCAAATTGCGGGTGGATTCGCATCAAGGGCGACAAAATCGAGTTTGTAAACTTCGACCGCCACAATAGCCAAACCGCTAAAGAGCGTGGACTTGCCACTCAGAGAAAGTGGAAACAAAGAGCCAAAGAATCTGTCACGCCAGTGTCACGCTCACACCGTGACAAAAGCGTGACTAGAGAAGAGAAGAATAAAGAGCGGTCTTGCGACCGCTTCATCCCCACCTGCGTATGACAACGAGCGCAAAGATTATCCAGATGGCACCCAGCGTCCCATTGAACGAAACAGCAGAGAAGGCCGCGATCTCGTGCATCCTGCAAAACTTCGAGTGCCTGAGGGTGATGTCATGGCCGGAGGAATTGTTTTTTTACGAGGCGCACAAAATCATTTTGACCACGGCTAAGGAACTCGCCGACACCGGCATGGCGACCGATCCCTTCGCGGTGCAATCGCGGCTGGAGCAGAAGGGTCTGCTGGATGCCGTCGGGGGGATGCACAACTTCACCGAGCTGATGGATTTCATGCCCACGGGCGATGCCAAGACGGCGGCATGGCACCGGAGCGCGCTAATGGACGCGGCGAGGTATCGCCGGGCGCTCGCGGCGGTGCGTGAGGCTGAGGGGGCTTTCCTGCGACAGGAGGGAGACATTGCCAGCGTTTCGCTCGAGCTTTCGGAAGCGGCGATGATGGTGGACCGGCCGAGAGTTTCGACCAGAGACCTTCTGACGAAGCTCACGGAAGAACTCGAAAACCACACGCCTGCGGAGGCGTTTGGGACAGGGATCGAATGGCTGGACCGTGTGACGAATGGCGGCGTCAAGCGGGGGGAACTCCTGACGATCGGTGCGCCGACCTCGGGAGGCAAGTCGATCCTGCTCCTTCAGATGGCGGTGCAGGCGGTTCTGGCTGGCAAAAAGGTGGCGGTCTTCAGCTTGGAGATGCCGGCGACCCAAGTCCTCGCTCGCATGGTCTCGCACCTGGCGGGCTTCAATGTGGGCATCTTCCGAATGGCTGGGGCCAAGGGTTCGGTGAACAAGGACATGCTGGCGAAATTCAACTCGGCGTCGTCTTTGCTTTCGCAGTCGGGCCTCGTGGTCGAGTCGGGCTTCACCGACATGGAATCAATCGATGCCTCGGCGCGTGACCTTGCAGGCAAGGGAAACGCTGACCTCGTGATCGTGGACTATGTGCAACTCGTTCACTTGAGAGCCATGGCCTCGAACGAGACACGCGAGCAGCATGTCTCGGAGATCACCCGGCGGCTCAAGGCGCTGGCCTTGCAGCTCAACATCGCGGTCGCCACGGCGTCCCAGCTCAACGAGGACGGCAAACTGCGCGAGTCCCGCGCCATCGGGATGCACAGCGATCATGTGTGGATGATCAAGCACGAGGACAAGTCGTTCATTTCACTAGACAAAAACCGCGACGGCGAGCGCGGCCACGCGGTGCCGGTCCACATGGACGGCTCCCTCGCCAAATTTACCCAACTACAACAATCATGAAACTATACATCGGAATCGACCCTGGCCTGAGCGGCGGCATCGCATTCATCCCAACCACCGGCGAACCATGGGCGCACAAGATGCCCGAGACCGACCGCGACCTCATCGACCTCCTTCGGGACTCGATCAATATGTTCGAGGCGCGGGCCACGCTGGAGTTAGTTCACAGCAGTCCGCAGATGGGCGTGAAATCGGCTTTCACCTTCGGCGAGGGGTTCGGGCGCTTGCAGATGGCTCTGACCGCGCTTGGCGTCCCTTACGAGCGCGTGCGGCCTGCCATGTGGCAGAAGGCAATGGGGTGTTTGACCAAGGGAGACAAGAATGTGTCGAAGCGCCGGGCGCAGGAGCTTTTCCCCGCCATCAAGGTCACGCACGCCATCGCGGACGCTTTGTTGATTGGGGAATACGCCAGGAGGGCGGCGAAATGACCAAGAACGCCGACCATGACTACGGCTACCGCGCGCTGGCCGCTCGGATCATACTCGACGCCTACGAGGACATCGACCGAAAGACCGACTACAAAAGCCAATACGCCACCATGGTCGCGCAGGATGCCAAAGACAGCGCGGTCCGGTTTTTCAAAAGCCCTTGGTTTTTAGAAATCGCCGAGGGCTTAAAACTCTCCGGACCCAAAATCAAAACCGCCGCATTAAAATGAACCCACACGCCCACCCAACATTTCCAACCGAGGCCGAAAGGCTCCACGCGGCCGGTGCGGTTTACCATCACGACTACGCGGGCGAGATCGACACCGAGGAGGAGATCCTTGCCGACATGTTAGGCGTCACGCCCAGGCAGGCGAGGGGAGTGATGGAGCACACTGAGGCCGAGGTCCGGCGCTCGCAATCGCTCATCCTCGGCAAAGTGGTCGGCATGCTCCTCGAGACGAGCAACCTGCCGGTTATGGCCCACGCGCTGGCATTCGCGGCCGGCCTCGATCAGCTCAATGGCAAACGCTCCCAGGCTGAAGTCGCGCGGGAGTTGGGCGTTACCCGCGCGCTGGTCAGCCATTATGTCATTGGGGTGCGAGATGTCCTAAGCGGCAAGCGTGAGACATTCGACTGCACCAAATTCCGCAAATCCAATTCCTCCCGAAAGACCTTTCGAGACAAGGCGCTGTCGCCATTCCTCGAAGCCAAGCGCGCGGCTATGGCACGCAAGAAACAACAAACACCAAACACCACATGCAACTGATCGACACCACCATGGTAACGCTTCACGCGTTGACCTTACCTACCACACTCAGCAAAGAGGATTGGACAGACATCCACAGCCAGCTCTTGCTCTGCAAGAAGGCCGCAGCCAAGTGGCTCCAACAATCCCGCGACTACAGCACGGACAAGTGGGGCATGGAGTTCACCGCGGACACCGAGGCACAGCTTGAGCTGGATCTTGGCCTCGCCCTACCCGAAGCCAAGCCCGCACTCAACCCGGCCGACAAGACCCGCGCCATCCTCACCATCGAAGGGCTCAGCATGAAGTTTGAAATGTGGCAGCGCAAGATGAACGCCGAGATCACCGGGTGGGACGCCGACCGGCTCAACCGCGCGCTCGAACTCCTCACGCCGTTCGAGCAGGAGGCCAAGCGCATTCGGTCGCTCATTGGAGG